AACTTACAAGTATGGCATTATAAAGGTGGTAATTGTCAATCATTAGAAGAAGAATTAGTCATGACTCATCCACCTCATGACGACATAAAGGATGCTCTATCAAATGCTATAGCTATAGCTGTGATTCCTAAACAGCGAGTAGGAGCTTTTAGTGTAGGTAGAAATATAGTAACACACTCACGCTTCGGTGGTGTATCTTATTAATAAGGAATAACTATGGCAGGTAAAGTAGCAGAAATCAAAAGGTTATTAGAAGGAGATAGTTTAGCTACACAGCTTTCTCATCTTTACAATAACTGGTGGATTCAAAGACAAGACAAAGAAGAAGAGTGGAGAGAGTTAAGAAACTATCTATTTGCAACTGATACAACTAAAACAACTAACTCTAAACTTCCTTGGAAAAACAAAACAACACTTCCTAAACTAACTCAGATTAGAGACAATCTTCATGCTAACTACATGGATGCTTTATTTCCTAATGACAACTGGATGAAGTGGGAAGGTTATAACTTAGAAGATTCTACTAAGAAAAAACGTAGAGCTATTGAGTCTTATCTTAAAACTAAACTAAAAGAATCAGGCTTTAGAGAAACAGTATCACAATTAGTATATGATTATATTGACTATGGTAACTCTTTTGCTGAAGTAACGTATGTAAATGAAGAGCATACTGATCCTACATCAGGTGATGTTATTACTACTTATCGTGGTCCTAGATTACTAAGACTTTCTCCTTTTGATGTTATCTTTAATCCTACGGCTGTTTCTTTTGCAGAGTCTCCTAAGTTTACTCGTTATATAAAAACAGTAGGTGAATTACAGAAAGATCTTAAATATAGACAAGATCTTAACTATGATGAAGATGCTGTTCAAAGAGCTATGGAAATTCGTAAGAGTATTTCTTCATTTAGACAAGAAGATGTTAATAAAGCAGAAGCCTATCACATTGATGGTTTTGGATCTTTACAAGAATATTATCAATCAGGCTTAGTAGAAATACTAGAGTTTGAAGGTGACATTTATGATCAACAAGAAGGTGAACTTTTAGAACGTAAATTAATTACTATTATGGATCGTTCTATAATTATTCGTAATATGGATAATCCTTCTTACTTAGGTAAAGATAATAAACATCATGTAGGTTGGAGAAAACGTCCAGACAACTTATATGCTATGGGTCCTTTAGATAATCTAGTTGGTATGCAGTATCGAGTAGATCATTTAGAGAACTTAAAAGCTGATGCACTAGACTTAACTATACATCCACCGATTGCAATTAAAGGTGATGTAGAACCATTTGAATGGGGTCCTGAAGCTACAATTCATATTCCTGAAGATGGTGATGTAAGTATGATGCCTCCTAACCCTGCTGCTTTTCAAGTTAATAATGAAATAGCTGCTATATTAGCTATTATGGAAGAAATGGCAGGAGCTCCTAAAGAAGCTATGGGCTTTAGAACTCCAGGTGAAAAAACAGCATTTGAAGTACAACAACTACAAAATGCTGCAGGCAGAATATTCCAACATAAAATTAACCAATTCGAGGTTGAGTTCTTAGAACCAATCTTAAATACCATGTTAGAAGTTTCTAAACGTAACATGGACATTGTCGAGGTTTCTCGTGTAATGGATGATGATCTTGGTGTTGCCGACTTCTTATCTATTACTAAAGAGGATATTACAGCTAAAGGTAAGCTCCGTCCTATCGGTGCTCGTCACTATGCTGCAAGAGCTCAACTTGTACAGAATATGATTGGTGTCTTTAATAGTCCTATGGGACAACTTATATCTCCTCATATCTCAGCTAAACGTTTAGCTAATATGATTGAAGAGTATATGGGCTTTGAACAATATGAATTTATTAAAGATAACGCTGCTGTATTTGAACAAGCTGAGACTCAACAATTAGTTAATCAAGTTCAACAAACATTACGAGCTCAACAGGCAGAACCTGGTTTAGAAGAAGCTCAAATGGGAGATCAAGTGGCAGCCCTACAAGAAGGGCAAACCCCACAAGAACCTCAAGTTTAACTTGACTTTTTAAACAATTTATGGTATACTATTATATATGGATCTAAAATCAGATAAAGCTAAGTCGCTTACTAAAGATCAAGTATTTAGAGAGATAAAAGATTATCTAACAGAACAGATTGAGTTGTCAAGACGTAAATCTATAGATGAAGATAATTTCTCTTTACCTTCATGGTCTGAATATCAAGCATTCCAACTTGGCTTTCAAAAAGCTTTTACTAAACTATATAATCTTATTCCTGACCAAGGAGAAAAATAATGGCTGAAGATAATAATAATACACAACAAGTTTCTGAGTCGACTACCCAAGAGGCTCAACAAGCAGATACTTCTACCCCGAAGTTTGAGATTCCGACAGAAGCTCTAGACTTTGTAGGAGAAGGTAAGAAATACAAATCAGCAGAAGATGCGTTAAAGTCAGTTCCTCATGCACAAGAGCATATCAAAACCCTAGAGGATGAGATGGCTCAGTTGAAGGAAGAACTAACAAAACGTAAAACTACTGAAGAGTTATTAGATGAATTAAAGTCTGGCATTCAACCAACAGAGGCTACCCCTCAAGGTGTTGAACTTGATCAAGATAGAATAATGCAGTTAGTTAATCAAACTCTTGAGCAAAAAGAAAAGCAATCTAAAGCTAAGCAAAATGCACAAACAGTAGCTAATAAGTTTACTGAACAGTATGGAGCTCAAGCTGAATCTGCTTATACTCAAATTGCTAAAGATGCAGGACTAACTGTAGAACAACTTAATAACTTAGCTGCAACATCTCCTAATGTTGTTATGAAGCTTGCAGGATTTGAAACTAAATCTACACCAGTAGGTAAACCTTCAAGTTCTATTAATACACAAGCTTTAGGATCAACAAAGCCAACTGAGCTTTCAGCTAGAGTACCTAAAGGTGCTTCTACTAAAGACATGTTAGCTGCTTGGAAAAATGCAGGTGAGAAAATTAAATCTCAATTATAATAAGGAAATATTATGTCACAATTAACTAGCAATACTACAGCTTTTATTGAAGCTCAACAGTATTCACAGTTTATTCTTGAGAACTTACACGACTATCTATTGCCAGAAGGTATGTGGAGAGACGTAACTGACTTCGGTTCAGGTACAACTCTTAACATCAAGACAGTAGGTACTGTAACTCTTCAAGATGCTGCTGAGGATACTCCTCTTAACTTCTCTCCTATTGACACAGGTAACTTAACACTTGCTATTACTGATTATATTGGTGATGCTTGGAAAGTTTCTGATGACCTTCGTGAAGATGGTTCTCAAGTAGATACACTCATGGCGATGCGTGCTATGGAATCTACTCGTGCATTAGGTGAAAACCATGAAACTAAATTCTTAGCTGCTGCTAACAGTGCTCACACTGCTGCTAACGCTAACTTAGTAAATGGTCGTCCACATCGTTGGGTTGCAGGTGGAGCAGGTGCTTCTACTCGTAACATGACATTAGATGATATCATCGCTATGAAATTAGCATTTGATAAAGCTAATGTTCCATCAGGTGGTCGTCTTGCTATTGTAGACCCAGTTGTTGAAGCTACATTGAACAGCTTACAAAACTTAGTAAACGTATCAAACAACCCAATGTTCGAAGGTATCGTAACAGAAGGTTTTGCTCGTGATCATAAGTTTGTAAGAAACATCTTTGGTTTTGACATCTACACTTCTAACTTCTTACCATCATTAACATCTACAGAAGCTATCGATGGCTCAGGCTATGGCTTAGCTAATGATACAGGTGAAATTGGTGACAAGGCTAACGTATTTATGTGTGTTGCTGATGACTCTTGCAAGCCAATCATGCACGCATGGAGACGTGCTCCTAAAACAGAAGGTTGGAGAGATCAAGAAGAAAGAGCTGACAAGTATCAAGTTACTTCTCGCTTTGGTTTCGGTGCTCAACGTGTAGATACACTTGGTGTTATTTTAACTGACGAAGCTACATACTAATAGGGAGACGAAACAATGAGTTATGAAATTGATGCTAAACGTGGAGTAGCTAACCACTACGGAGCTAGAACAACAGATGGCAGTAAAGGTGCTCAAACAGCATCTACAGGTATTATCAAAAGAGCCCAATGGGATTTCTCTTATGATAATCTTCCTGCTTCTGGAACTAGCAATTTACAATATGTTATTCCTGCAAACGCAACAGTTGTTTCAGCTAAGTTATATGTTGATGTAGCATTTACTTCTACATCTACTACAACAGACTTAGTTGTTGGATTGTATACTTCTGCAGGTTCTGCTATTGATGCTGATGGTTTAGTTTCTGCATCAGAAGCTACACAAACAGCTATTGGCACTGCAGGTAACGTTGTTACTGGTGCAGGTGCTTTAGTAGGTAAAACAATCGGTGCTACTGCAGGAGAAGTTGTAGTTGCTCCTACAGTTGACGATTTACTTACAGGTAAAGCTCGTCTTGTCGTTGAATACGTTTACGACAAAAACTAATTAGGATAGGGGTCTTCGGACCCCTCCTAATCTTTTAGGAATATATATTTATGACAATACAACATAACATTATCACAGATCCAGATATACATGAGCCTAAGGGTGTAGCAGCAGCTACAAGTGGTAAAGTATATATTTCTAATGGATCAGGATCAGGTGCATGGACATATCCTCCAGGTAAAGCTCATGCTGAAATCTATATATCAGGTGGAACAACAACACATACATTAGCAGGTGCTTCTGCTTATTCTTTACTTAATCCAAGTGGAGAGTGGACTGCTTCAGGTAATGAAGACATTCTTACAGTAACTCCAGGTAGTGGTATTATTACTCTTAACCAAGCAGGACATTACTTAATAACCTTTTGGATTAACTTTACAACAACAGCTATTGCTTCAGGATCTGCTTATAACTTTAAGTATGCTCTTGATGGCTCAGTAGGAACTAGATTAAGTTCTGTTGTTAAACCTACTAATGGTGTTGATACACTAATATTATCATCAACAGGTACACTAGCAGCAACAGCAGGTCAAACCCTATCAATATTTGTAAGTGGAGACGGAACTTCTTCAGGACAGAATATTACTCCTACTGAAGCAGGTTTAGTTGCTCTATTCTTAGATTAGGAAATAAATTATGGCTAAAATGACACTACTTGAAATGGTACAAGACATCATGTCAGATATGGATTCTGATGAGATTAATAGTATTAATGATACAGTTGAAGCTCTTCAAGTAGCACAGATTATTAAATCAACATACTATAATATTATAGATGGTAGAGACTTTCCTTTTTTATATGAAACATTTCAATTAGAATCAAGTGGTACAAACACTAGACCTACTCACATGGGTTTACCTGAAACCATTATTGATCTTAAAACAATTAATTATAACTGTAGAAAACTTACAGATACTAAAGACAAATACAAAGAGATTCTTTATAAAACACCTGAAGACTTTCTTTATATCTTAAATCAAAGAAATAGTTCAGAATCTAAAGTTACTACTGTAACTGATACTACAGGTATCTCTCTATTGATTTATAATGATAGAAGTCCTCAATACTTTACTTCATTTGATGATGACAACCTTGTATTTGATTCTTATGATAGTGCTGTTAATACTACTTTAGTAGCAGCTAAAACACAATGTCATGGTAAACGATCAGTAGCCTTTACATTGTTAGATACATTTACACCTGATTTACCAGTGCAAATGTTTACATACTTACTTGCTGAAGCTAAATCAACTGCTTTCTTAACACTTAAACAAATGGCTAATCAAAAAGCAGAACAAGTATCTATATCTCAAAAACGTAGAATGTCTCAAGATGCTTGGAGATTAAAGAATGGAATTACATATCCAAACTATGGTCGAAAAGCAGGAGTGAAAGGAAAGCCTAATTACTAATGACACAATTAACAAGCAACACTCAAGCATTTGTTCATAAAGAACAATATGGTAAATCAACTAAGAAAAGGAAGACTGCTATGAAAACTATGAAAAAACCTATGCCTAAAAAGAAACCAATGAAGAAAATGGGTAAACCTAAAAAACAAGGATACTAAAATGGGACTTTCTAAAAAACAAATGCAAGACATTATAGATAACTTTGGTGAGTATGAAGAAGATGCTCCTGCTCCTTCAAACTTTAAAAGTCCTAAAGAAGCAGCAGAAGACTCTATAGAACGTACTAATCAAGTAAGAAAAGACGAAGAAGAACGTAGAAAGAAAATGAAAGGTAAATAATGGATACATTCACAACTCCGAATGGTAAGGAATTAAAGATAGTTAATGCCCCTGGCACAGGTCATTATAAAATACAATTTACACAAGGTGGAGAACTTCCACAAGAACTAACAGGTTTCTATACCTCTAGTGCTGTAGCACAAGTAGCTGTTCGTAACTATCTTTTAAATAATAAAGATAGGTTTGAAAAGAAAGCAGAAAATAAGAAGTTTGTTAATGAACTAAAACAGTCATTAAAAGAAAAAGAACAACCTACCGAGGAATAATAAGTGGCAGCAAAAACCGAGAAAGTCTTTAGATCCTTTGTTAAAGGTCTAATTACAGAGGCTAGTCCTCTTACATTTCCAGAAAATGCTTCTATTGATGAGCAGAACTTTGTTCTCAATAGGGATGGCTCTCGTTCTCGTAGACTAGGTTTAGACTATGAAGGTACTTACGCTAAGACATCTACAGGTTTAACAGCAGATGATATTAAAGAAGGTAAGCAATCTTTTCATAGATGGGATACACCTAGTGGTACTTCCTCTATAGCTATAGGAGTAGTTCGTGTTAAAAACAAACTATGGTTTGTTGATTTACTTACTTCTGCTCCTAGTGCTAATTTACTTAATAGTGGTAATCCTATTACAATAACAGGATTATCAAATAACAATATAGAAACATCTACACTTAATAATCAATTAATTATTGTAGGTAAAGATCTAGATAAACCTGTTGTTTTATCTTATGATTATACAACAGATACAGTATCTCAAAGAACTGTAGATATTAAAGTTCGTGATATATGGGGTCTTGATGATAGTTTAGAAGATGATGAAAGACCTGCTACTTTATCAGATGAACATAAATATAATCTTCGTAATCAAGGTTGGAATGAAAACATTGTTACTAAGGGTGGAGGAGATGCTCTTGATGAAACCTTTACAGCATTAAGTGCATATCCAAGTAACTCAGATCAATGGACTCTTGGTAAGATCAGTAATTCTTCTGATGCTGATTATGAAAAGTTTGATCCTGAAGTATTAGAAAAGAACTCTCAATCTAGATATTCTGTATCAAGAGGTTCTATTGTTATAGATGCTTTTGATAGAGGCTCTTCTAGAGAAGCAGGAACAGATGTTACAGGTTTAAATTCTGATACAGAAACAGGTAATATATCTACTGTAGCTTCTTATGCTCAACGTATTTTCTATTCAGGTATAGATTCAACTGTTACAGATGGTGATGCTAAGTCTCCTAATTATTCAGGTTATATTTTCTTTACTAAAGTTGTAACTTCAGATAGTGACTTTGGTAAATGTTATCAAGAAGCAGATCCTACAGATCCTGGTATTAATGACATTATTGATTCAGATGGTGGTACTATTCAGATACCAGAAGCTACTCGTATTGTTAAAATAGCTTCCTCACAGTCTTCTTTACTTGTGTTTGCAGAAAATGGTATATGGGAAATCTATGGAGACACGGGAGGCTTTATTGCTTCTTCTTTCCAAGCTAATAAGATTTCTACTAATGGTATCTTTAATGCTAACTCTGTTGTTAATATCAATGGTAACTTTATGTATTGGTCTAAAGCAGGTATCTACACTTTAGTAACAGATGCTGCTTCTGGTCGATTTAGAGCTGAGACTATATCTCTAACAACAATACAAACTTTGTTTTTACAAATACCTGATATAGGTAAAAATAACTGTAAAGGATTCTATGATGAAAAAGAAAATAGAGTACGTTGGTTATATAATGATGCAGATGACATTACTTATACGAACAATAATTATATAAATAGATATACTAAGGAACTTGTATTTGATTTAACACTCCAAGCTTTTTATACTAATGTATTTAGTCAGTTAGCTACAAGTTCTCCTTATGTTGCTGATTATATTGAAGTACCTGGCTATGCTATATCCAGTTTTGATGAAGCTGTTTTAGTAACAAATGGTAATACTGTTATTGATAGTAATAGTGACACAGTAGTTACAACAGAAGATCTTTTACTTAATAGAAGTTCTCAGTTTAGTTATCTAACGATTGCAGGTACAAACTTTACTATATCTAAATTTAATAACTTAACATTTAAAGACTGGGTAACAGAAGATGGTACTGGTGCTAATTATAGCAGTTATCTTGTAACAGGTTATGAATTATTTAATGATGTAAT